CCCCAAATCTCCTTTGGAAGATTTAATCCTATTGCTGAGGTGAGACTGGATAGGTCGAGATCACCATTAACCCTAACAATTCCCTCTGGTATATTAGGCTCTTTTAAAAATGATAAATCCAAATTACCTTCTACTGTTACTGTTCCATCACTGTGGAAGGTAAAGGTATCTTCTATCCATTCTTCGTTCTCTCCGATTGCCTTTGCCCAGTTTAAAAAAGTATCTTTTATTGAAGAACCTGTGTCGTCACTCCTACCGCATGTAGGGCAGAAACCGCATTTGATACATTTCATATTATTTTAAGTTTATGAATGGAATAGTTGCACTAGGAAGCTATGTCTTTTTGTGGGTTTGGGGTGTTTGCAAGTTTAATTACAAAGCTTTTTTAATCGCCTCATGGATTATCTCAATGTCTTCTTCGGGTAGTGATTCGAGAATGTCCTCAAGTGTGCGTTTTGAATCTTCTTCAAAACAAGGGACAAGGCTTTTGGCATGAAACCATAATATAGATTTGCCGTTTTCACCTGTGTACAGTTCGGTGTTTGGGTTAAACTCGGTGATTGTATAGACCAGATCCCTATCAATTCCATTGACGTGCCGTACTTTGTCGCCTGTTTCGTATTTTGCATCGGGGTTGTCTCGGAAGTTGTAAAATCCTGTGATTTTACAGCCTCTTTTTTCCATGTCGTCGATTTCGACTTTTTCAAAAAGCTCTGTTTCATTAAAAAAGTTTTCGTTAGTGATTTTTCTCACCCAAGAGGTTGATAATAAATCATCATCGTCACAGTTGTGTTTACTGTAAAAAACAATCGTGTCCAAACCTTCTGAGTCGATAACTATCGGGAACAATCCAAGACGTATGCTTTTAACGAGTTGGTTGTAGAGGGTCATATAGGCAATTGATTTTTGAAGTGCAAAATAATTCGTTCCATCTGGTCGCTATACCAAAGGTCGAATGTCGCCGCTTCTGTTTTAAGGTTTGCAGGGTTAGGCTTTTTGAGAACTAACTCCCAGTAGCGGAACATGACGGCACGCAATCGTGTACTAGGGCTTTTTTCTTGGCCGTCCTTCATGGTAGGAAGCGGGGGCAAACTTAATGCATCTTCAACCTGAATCTGTTGGCCGTCCATTTCTGGGAGAAAACATAACCAGCCAGTTTTTTCGAATCCAGCTAAAAGTGCATGGTGTACCTCTGGGTGTATGTTCTCCTGCGTCTTGAATCCAAGGAAAAAACTGCTATTCCTTCGGCTATCGAACTTCATCATTTCTGCCCCGACCTGAATTAAATTACTCATATCATCTGTTGTCTGTCTGCATGGAATGAAGAGGGGCGGTTTCAATAGCGTCTGTTTTCTGGTCGATAAACGTAACGGCACAATCCTCTAAATCGTCATCATAAGTAACTCCGATAACATTATTCCATTGTTTAATCAGTTGTGCGGTGAGAGCTTTGCATTTTTCATCTTCTGCTTCGATTCTGGCCGTCCTCTGTTCATTAACCAGTCGCATGAAAACATCAAAATCTCTGGCTTCCGCCTCTTGTTCAAGCTTCGCATTGTAGCTTGTAACTATCGAGCTGGCGATAAATGCACCAGCGAGAATAATAGATATAGGAACAATGAACTTGTATAATTTCATATTATTATCGTGACTGTTCTCGCAGTCGCTGTTTAAGTAACTGAATCGTCGCAACGTACTGGAATATATTAGTGTTTTTAGTTTGCATGTCGCTTCGGTAGTCTGATTGTGCCTTCTCGTATTCTTTTTCTGCCATCTCAACAACAAAGGAAAGTTTAGGAGAGCCTTCTGTGCCTCTCCATACTCCCCCCCGTGTAATCAAGAAGGCGACCAAGTAGATGTCTGATGATTGATATGTCATAGTTTAGGTTTTGTAATCGTTTATTTCCTCGAGTCTTCTTTTTAATTGCAGTGCGGCCAAGAACCCCTTCAGATCTTTTTTGAATGCTCCGCATTTTTTTACTTGGAACATGCCAGCGGGCAAAAGTATCTCCCCCGTCTTTTTGTCCACTTCGTCAATTTTAGCGAATCGCACGATGTACCTATCGCCATTATACGTCGTCCCCTCTTCCATAGCGGCATACTGATATGCGGCCGTCTGCAAGAACATCTCGGGGTGAATCCCACTCGACGTTTTGAAATCGATAACGCATTTTTTCCCCCCGACAATCGCCTCTGCGTCCATCGTGCCAACATAGTTATATTTGCGGGAGTACACGACCCGCTCGGACGAGAAGAACTGCACGTTATACTCTTTAACCCAGCGTAAAAATGCTTTGATTCCGTTCTGTACTTGTGGGTGTTCTGGTATAGACTTGTCGCCAGTTTTTAGGAAATTCTCCACCCAAGCATGCACCTGTGAGCCAATCTCCCCCGCATCAGTCTTGCGGACATTGTGTTTTTTTCTGGCCGTCTCAATATCATCGGCCGTTATACCGCTCCCAATCTCCAGCAGATGGTCGCAAGCAAGATTGACTGCCCACGGTATAAGGGCGGGTTTGGCAATTACGCCAAGCACGCCAGTAACACTAGGGACTTTGAGCATTTTTTTGCCCTCGACTTCGATTTTATATCGTACTCCCGAGTGCGTTTTCGTAATTCTGACGGCTCCCCCATATAGTGAGTGCATATAATTATGATAGTGATTGAGGTGGTGCTCCATTAAGGAGGCTGATTAACTCGGGGTCATTGACTGGCTTATTTTGTGGACGATTCATTTTAATCTGATAACAGGTGTGGCGGTTCTTAGCATTTTCTATTTTTGTGACGAAATTCTTACCGCAATCTTCGCATTTTTTAGTGATTGTTTCTGATTTTGGTGTGGTTACTTTTACGTTTTTAACGCTCTCGCCATCGCCATCGTCGTCGTCGGCCTCAAGTGCCAATAATGACTGAATCGCATAGCGTCTGGTGTAGGTAATCATCGCCCCTAAATCCTGTATTTTATTCGTCTGCATAATAGGGAGCGTACAAGAGATGCTGTCGTCTCCATCAGTGATGATGGTGTCGAGGTAGATGCTCTCCCCCTCCGTCCGTATCGGCTGGTACAAAAATAATCCGCTCACACTCAATACAGGCTTGATGACCGCAAGGAAGGCGTTGATGTCTGCATATTTGGACTTGTGGAATGGATTGATTTTTTCTTTTTTAGTGGCTTCGACTGCCGACTGAAAAGCTATAAGTTTATTCGCTAGTTCTTTTTTCATATTTTTTAGATAAAATTATTCTCTCTCGTCTACCCACTCACACACATGACAATCTACAGCGTCAGGGTCATCACTGGCATGGCGTAGATGTTCATCTAGTAGCTTATCGGTCGAGTAGGTCTCTATAGGTGGCTGGCCAGTGTAGAATGCATGCTCGGAAGCCCAGACTCGGTCAATCTTCACGCCTTTTTGTTTGGCTTTTTGGTGTATTTCTTCGAATGTCAGGCCAGTAATAATCTCTGCGTGCGAGCCTTTGTCTGCAAGTGCGTAGTAAGGGAATTTGTTCCTCATATAGTTTTTTTTTAAGAAAAATCTGCTCCACAATCATCACACGCTAGACCAGTACAGTGGTCATGTCGGCACACCCCAGATACAGGGGAATGACGCAAGGCATTCTGTAGAATTAGGTGGTCAGTGTATTTTTTAAGGTTAATTTTGTTACCGATTTTTAATCGCATACTTCTTTTTTTAGGTCGTGATTGTCATGGCATCGAGGATATAAGTCGTCCTCTAGTGGCCGATTGAATATCAGCCCGCAAATCTCGCATGGGTATCCCTCTCGGTGTGTGTCAGGCATATTATTCCGCAGTATTCCAGCATGTAGGACAGATGTGTGTGCCTCCCTCTCTCACCTCCTGTGGCTCTGTGTCGTAATCATATTGAGTATCGCACGATTCGCATGTTGTGTTGTTCATATTTTTTGAAAAGTAATAAAAAACTAGGCAACTGTGTCAGTGGTCTAGGTGGTGTATGTCATATAGCGTAGATAATAATCATTAGGTTTAAGGTATTGACCCGAGAGACCGAGGGAATAGGTACTACCGATTGACTCGTGCTAGCGTCCTATCCCTCTCGTATCTGTCAGCATCTATGTATATCATAACCCATACAGGTTATGCCGTCAAGTCTTCTCTGGGGATAACTCAGAATCGGCTTGTTTTGCTAGAGTTTTCGCACGTTTTCTTTTAAGAAAATAATCCCTCATGTAGCAGTTGTTGCACATTCCGTTTGCTTTATGTGGACGGTCAGGTGTGCCACATACATGACAGGTCGAGGGTAGTGTTCTAGTGAATGCCATAAAGAGGTACTAGGTTATTTACCTCTATATATAACTATATTGGGCTATTTGTCCAGTCTATTGCTTCGATAGTGCGTCAGCGATTGCATTGAGTTCCCGAGGAATCCAAGCAATAGAGCAATTGTCTAGTTTTGAATAAAGTTCTCTCGCAGGCATAAGTAATTTCAGAAGATGAGGATATTTTTTGTGGGGCTTCTTTTTCCCCCAAAGTCCAGTCGTCATGTTTATCACCATTTTAGAATCCCCGTATATTTCAATAAAATCATCGGCATGGTTTTCAGACAAATACTGGAGACAGTGCAGAAGAGCGTGGTATTCTGCAACATTATTGGTCATTCCATCACCTTCGCCAATAAGACCATGATCGGTGTGGATAACTTCATCATCTTCCAGAAGAGCGAACCCCCATTTAGCAATGCCGCCGGGATTTACTGGCTCACAAGAACCATCGAAAAAAGCTTGAATATCTCTCATAAATAGTCTGGTTTAGTACACATTGTGGCAAGCTATACAGCGGGCAAAGCAAGCCCCTCACCAGTGCACAAAATAATGCAGGTGTATCATCGCTCCAGATGAAAAAACAGGTCTTAGGGCTTCGAGTTCCATTGCGTATAAGGTGGCATTTAGAGGAGCCACACCCCACGGTCGGTTTAACGTGGTGCTATCGGAATTGCACCACATACGAAGTGTCTATGTTGTCTCGGCGAACGAAGGAGGGGTTCTTGAGGCCGTGGAGCGTACGGAGACCCGATTATACGCCCCGCCCTTCTTCTCTTGATGCCTGTTTTCTCTAGTCGACCCGGTGAGGCCGAACTTACATGTCATGTCCTACTGGAGAATTGAGTTTATGTAGTACATGGGAGATATAGGAGTTTCCCCTGTACGTTGTAAAACAAAAAAACACGGTCGAGTAGACAGTGCTTGCTATTTCCCCTCGATGGGGGTATACTGCAGATACTGTTTGCTCAAAAACATACTAACACCTCCCGAGCTTAATTGCAACGGGAGGTTTTAGTTTGCGTGATATAATATAGCGACATGTCATACACACACGACCACACAATCGAACACCTGCCCATTGATACTATTCTGCCGTATCCGCTGAACGCTAAAAAGCACCCCAAAAAAACAAGGGAGGCATGACAGAGAGCTATCTCGATGGCGGTACGTATCTAAAATCGTTCTATTCCGTTATGTTTAATCCATCATGCATAAAAATTATGATGATGGGCAACAAACACAAAAGGTTACATCATGCTGTGTTCTGGAATAACGCCGTGCCGAAAATAATCAATGAACGTTATAAAAAATCTTAGTCCGATGCCCTATAGACATAATAGGTTATATGTGCTATAGTTCCCAGTTACCTTAACAATAACCTTATTTTATGGATAAAAAACAAGCCCCAAACCGTTACGTTGCCGCAACCCTAGGTATCCTCTTCGGAGGAATCGGTGCCCATAAGTTCTACACGGGGGAGACGAATACAGCTCTAGTCTTCCTTCTTTGTTCCGTGCTTCTCTCATGGACGATAATAGTACCAGCGATGTTTTATATCATAGGCCTGTGCCAAGGCATTTCGTACCTATTTTTGACAGATGACGCATGGCAATCACGCTTTTAGACATCACCCGCAATATATAAATCAATCCAGATAGCATCGTGTGTAGTCTCATTGTTGTTTATCGCCAACGCAATCACAAGATACCCACGGTGTTTGCTGATTCCGACACGATGTTTGTCGGTTATCTCCAAACTTCCAGCACCAAAGCCGATATTATAATCATCAGTTCCGAGACTAAAAAGTCCACTAGTGGATGATTGCAGTGTTCCGCTGGAATTATAGCGTCTTAGGGTATTGTTCCCTTCGTCCATCATGTAAAACGAGGTGTCGTCAAAAAACAATGTACCTGCCGTAGTTGCTGCCGATAGCGTAACATCAGTGCTTCTGGTGGCCGTAGTACCGCTAATTGTGTAGGTGAGTATATTATTGGCCGTGGTCTGATTCTTGAGGTATAGCACGGTATCATCACTTTGTGCCGCTGCTCCACAAAAAACAGCAGTAGAAGCCGTACCGCTTATGGTCATGATTGTAGGGCTGGCCAGTGCGTGGGTAAGCCTCACAATGACGGTATTCACCCCATCACCACCGCAAGCCCACACATAGCTATCAGATACGCTTAGGCCGAAACCTTTTGAGCCGCTCCAGTTGTAAGTGCCAACAGCAAGACTCACGCTCGCTGAAAAAGTTAATAGGCCTGTTTTCTGGTCTATAGTGTAAGACTTAACCACCACCCCATCAGTTGTGCCGTTTATATACCCAAAAAATAGTTTTGTGCCATCTGGTGATATGGCAATTTGTGCTTGGTCAAAATCGGCAGATGGAGCCGCAACAGCATCTATGCTCTGGTATGTAGGCATGAGCTGTGCGGCAATCTGTGTGCAAGAGATAATCTGAAAGTCAGTCCCATCGTAAACAACGACAACAATTTGTCCGCTCTCAATATCGCCGGGCAATAAAGTCTGGTCATTATATTTTTTAAGGCTGACTGCCCCAATGGAATTGACGTTGAGTGTAGCAACATCTGTGTTTGTGTGATTGGCCCGAAATTTGAAAACTTGCCCAGCGGATAAAGCTGTTATTGTGGAATCAATGGCCAGTGTATAGGCGTTAGAGCTTCCGCCAGCGTCTTCATAATCACCAGCGTTTGCGATGGTGTCTGCTCGTAGATTGTTATACTGCGATGCGAGAATGTCATCACCAGCCGAAACAGCGGCCGACACAAAGTTTGTGGCCATATTATTTTTTGGTTATGTGTTCTAAAAACATGAGGATGTTCGCACTTCCTATAGACAGATTTTGCAAAAACCAGTCCTCAAATTCTTTTTTTGGGAATTCAGGCATTTGCGACAAAAGCAATTGTGCCTGAGCACTATAAGGGATTTTCATAATTAACATTCCTGACAGGTTACCCTGTACGTTAATGTGAGCGTCTGCCCAACACTGACGGTGGTTGTTGTAGCCACGTGACTGAAAAGCATCCCTGTATCTTTAGCGAATGTGCTAGCAGTATCTCCACCATCACCGTAAGCCCCAAACTCCCTAGCCGTACCCACAAAGTCGCCAGATGCAAAAAAGGCACTTATAGAAGCGACAGCTCCAGCCTCGTTCGCACTGCTGACAGTTTCTCGCACGCTCTCAAATCCTAGTTTAGTATCGGATATGCTAGGTGCAGTGCTAGACGTTCCAACAACAAGATGGCGGATTTGTAGCTCGTTGGTGTTCACGCCAGCTAACTGTTGTGCAGTATAGCGTAGCCCTCTCGTAGTGATTAGGTTACGCATGATTTGGTCGCTTTTTGTTTCTCCGGTTATAGAATCGTGAACAACAGCACGATATTCACCGAATAATCCGATGGGTATTTCTTTTATTTGCATATCATTTTTTACCTATTTTTCCCAATCTTTCGCTATTTTTTCTTGATTTAACACGCTGTACGATTCTTAATTTTTTAGGAGTTTTTACAAAAATGTCGTACTCGTCTTCTGTCTTTATTGATTCCTTGGGCAGAAGTATGTGAGGCATCATTGTGTGTGATTTTCCCCAAACAAGAACCTCTGAATTTGTATCGTTTGTAAATTGTTTCATATTTTTTCAGTTTTTTATCCCCACTCGGATAAATTCCATACTCCATCGCTGGCCGTACTAAAAACCCCCCAAGTAAACGGCGGTATTACACGACGTGTTGTATAACTCTCTGTCATGCCGGCCGTCTCATGCCAAAGTGTAACATCTTCCCTGATATAGCTTTCTGTCATGCCTATACGCTCCTGCCACAGTCCTATATTGCGAATGACGGCATTCTCATCAACGAACAAGGATTCGTCTCGTTTGAGCAGTTTGTGGATAAGCTCCGTTACACCGAATAGACTACTAGCGGCTTTCACGCTATACACGTTATTTTCTCCCCCATAAACCTTGCAATCGACCTTCTGAATGAGAAAATCTTGGTCAATGTTCCTCATGCTGTGTGTGTCCGTAACATGGACGATTTGCCCCGCTTTGATGCCTTCCTGCTCCGTTACAAAACCAATGTCAATGATAGTATCGGCGTATTTAGTAAGTTCTGCATCCGCTCTAGCCTGTGCAGTAGCCCTATCATCTAGGTTGCTGTCGACAATAGGCCGCCCGTCCACAATACCATCACCAAAACCGAGTGCGGCCAATGCGGCAATCGAGGCATCATCTCGACTTAACACCTCGATTGGTACCTGTTCATTATAGACGAATCGAACATACCAGCCAGTAATAAGCGTGCTGGTAGAGTCATCAGCCCGAACGCTCTGAGCCTGAAAGTTGCTAAAGTATTCCGCACTTCCAGCGGGATTTATAAAGTCGGGCAAAACGCTCTGCGTAGTCGTAACACTGGCACTATTTGTACCAATAAAAACGTCCAAGTTCTTGCCTTTGTTTCGTAAGACCCATTCTCTTTTGACACCATCCCCCGCATGTATCTCCTCGACCAATGCGTCGCTGTATTCAGTCCCACCCAGTACAATTTGCTGATTTTTAACTTGTGAAATATCTACCCTAAAAGATAAATCGAGAAAATTATTGCTGATGGGGGTTATCTCAATCGGGGCAGTCTCCATTGACGTTGCCCCAAAATGTACCCGCCTTTCGTAATCGATAAACCAGTGAAAATCTCCAACCTCATCCGCAAGGCGTTGCATAACGGCCGAAGGGCTTTTGAAAGGTGCTTTGAACGTGGAAAAAGTAGCTCCCACCTGTATATCATCAGTTGAAGCGGTGAATGTATTCGTAAGCCCCGCATTGATGGGGTCTGCAAGCATGGCTCGAATAATCTGTAAGCAGTTAAAATCCTCATACTCGTCGTTAACCAACTTGCGGTTGAACTCTCTCGTGTAATCGACGCATTGAATATCGACCTCGACATTTTGGAGCGTTCGAATGTTCTTATCGGGTGTGCGTAAAATATGCCCCCCGAACTTCCGTTTACCCACGACTGTATCCACACTATGCGTGTTCTGCGTGTTCGCCGTGAGGATGATTCTTTGACTCGCCGCACTGCTAACGGTTGCGTACTCCTCTTTGCTCGTGCAAGGGGCAATCCAAACGCGGTCGCCAGCCCTAAACTTGTTCACGTCATCAAAAGAGTTGTAGACGCTTAACGTCTTCCCTACGGCTCCCAGTGCCTCTGTAAGGTGTGTGCCATCGTATATCTGCACTTCTTGCCCACCTACGGGGCGAATGTTTATCACGCCAAAATTCGCAAGATTATTTTGTTCTTGCAAGCTCTCGGAGATTTTCAAGCTATCCCATAAAACATGTTGTGAGATGTCCGTCCAATCTGAACTTGTGCGTGTGAAAATATTATACACATGTCTAGATAATTGCGTGCATTTTGAATCGGTCGACTATCATGTTTCCAACCTGTTCCGCCGCATCTTCTGAAAGGAATGTACCAGTGATGTTGATTGTTATGCCTTGCCCCCCAAGCGGGGAAACTCTTGCACCTCGTGGTAGTGATAAAAGCTCTGGTCCACGTTCTCCCACGAGTGCGGTTCCGCCTTGTGTAATGTTTCCACCATCAGCCAGTTGTGGAATTTCACCAATTTGAGGAATGTTAGCACCGATACCAGGTATAGCCGAAGCCGCCGAGGCCAATTTGTTCAAACCTCTAATGCCACTATTGATGATACTGATAAGGTTGTTAATTCCGCTTTTAACATGCGAAACGATACTATCAATAATCGAGCTAACGATAGATTTAAGCCCCCCCCAAAATGCATTCCATATAGGAGGTACTACACTGGCCAACTTTTCAAAAACGCTTTTTACAAATCCTATAATAGGGCTAATGATTCCCATTATCTCCGCTTTTTTTCTGTCTAAAACACTGGTTACTGCGTCCCAAAGAAAATTCCACGCAGCAAGCACAACTGTCTTGCCCGTCTCCCACGCCTGTTTAATCCACTCCCATGCGGCTTGTATGCCGTCAAAAATCTTTTGCATAACAGCAACAATATCAACTCCGAACAGCTTGAATCCAAGAATCCAACCTCCCAAATAAACGGCCAAAAAATACTGAAAAACCGCCTTAATCCCTTCCCAAATTGAACCGAAAAAACTTTTTATGCCTTCCCAAACGGAAACAATGAACGTGCCAACCTCTGTCATTTTGGTGGTTATAAAAGTTTTGAACTCTTCAAATTTTGGTTTTGCTTTGTCCACAAAATCCAGCACGGCATTTTTCGCTTCTAACCATTTTACAACTAGCAAGGCTATTTGAGCACCAATCACACCAGCCACCGCTGCAATAGCTAATGCTGGACCAACGAACGCAACAAAAGCGGCCACTACTGCAACAATAGCACCGAGTAATACTCCCCCCAAAATTCCAACGAATACTAAAATGACAGTTTTATTTTCCTCGAAAACTTGTGCCAATCCCTTCTCTCGTATTTGGTCAACCACTCCACCCAAAGCGTCCGCAATTCCCTGAAGTGTAGGCGTAATAGCCTGTAAAACTGGTAGTCCAATCTCACGAGCCAGCACGGAAAAAGTGTCTTGAATGTTGCTCATTACACCTAAAAATGTAGTACTTTGTGCAGCCATCATGTCCGCAAAAACACCGCCTTCGCTCGTAAGGTCTGCCATTGCCTGCTCAACGTCAGAAAAACCCACTTCACCATTCGAAACCATTCCTTTTATCGCACTCTCAGCCACCCCAAAATGTGTTGCAAGTGCCGCAATAAGAGGTATACCCGCCTCAGCGAATTGGTTTAGTTCATCGCCCTGCAACCTTCCCGCTGTGGCAACTTGGCCGTAAGCTCTCGCAATTTGTGTAAGTGGTGTGTTAGTCGCAGCCGCTGCATCGCCCAATGATTTAAGCGTTGGGATGAGATTATCCGCATCAATTCCCATTGCCAACAATTGCTTTGCTCCAGTCTCGACCGTGTCGAGTGTAAAAGGTGTTTTTGTGGCAAAATCCGACAACTTTCGCAGCATGTTAGTACCAGCCTCTGCCGACCCGAGCATGGTATTGAAGGCAATAGTAGTCTGCTCGAAGTCAGCCGCCTGTTGTAAGATAGCTTTACCCACAAGAGTAGCGGCTGCAACAACGGCCGCCCCCATAATAGTGGCACCGGAACGGATTTTATCGAATGCTTTCGATGCTCCTTGGTCTCGGGCTTCAATGACTATCTGTACCTTTTCCTGTGGCATAGGCTTTTTTGTTTTGGCGGGCTTCGTTCTTCATCGTCTCTTTAAGAACCAAGATGAGTGCTTGTACACGGTGAGCGTCATACTCCAGCCAGCCCATGCCAAACTTTTTTGACATGTGAAAGTCTAAAATTGCGTCATCAGTAACCTCTCCTTTGCCTCGGCAAGCTCTTATGACGTTCGCTATTCTTTTTTTTGGAGTCCCAAAGACTCCAAAACAGCCATCTGGATTTTGCTGAAATCTCCTAATGACAATGCCTCAACATTTTCTGGCGTTATAGGTAGAGTAACCCCCTCGTCGTCGTCCAAATTCCATGCGACAACACACTTGGCAATCAAACCGATATTCATATCCTCTGGACTGTCCTTGCTTTGTTGTGAAAGCACTCGTGCTTCCGCATAAGAAACTTTAGGGGCAACGTCTACAAAGTAATTTCCAGTAAGTTCAATTTTTCGTACGTTGGATTCTTTTTCTAAACTTTTTTTGTATCCCATATCGGATTTTGTTATGTCGGATTTTTATAGAGGGGGCGGGTAGGGGTCGATACTACCCGCCTTCCTCTCTGGGGATTATCCGACAAACCCCAGTTATTTAATAACTTGTGATTCCGTTCCTCAATACCACTCGTGCAGTAACGCTTTCGGTTTCATCAAAATAAGCGTCGTACTCAATCTCCTCATTTATCAAGTCCTCCTCGGAAAGATTATCGGCAAACGGGCGATAAAGTGTATTCGGAAAATCTACACGAAGCTGATCTTTTTCGTTTGCGTCTCGACCGCCTGTAAGGTTAGTTTTACCCAAGATGGCCACTGATACGGTTCCGCTAACTCCAGTAGCAGATAGACCACTCAATGCATCAATAACACCAGCCACGTCATCAGCTCTATTGTTCCCAGCTGTGGCATTCGCTAATTTAACAAGGATATTATTCCCTGTCTTTTCTGCCTGTAAGGTGTCCGAGCTATTAGTTGTGATTGTTACGTTGAAGTCATTGCCACTTTCTCCGGCAGTGTCAGCAGTAACCACAACAGCACCCGGCTCTGTTCCGATTGTTAAAGTGGCTGATACGGCACTATTGGTATCAATGGTTCGTCCATAATGACGAATGCGTGTGGCAACTTTGCCTTTTTGACGCATGTCGTCGATAAACTCGGGTGTCGAGTAATAATGGGAGAAATTGCCCTCTGCAGTAAAGTCTTTTGCCCAAATAGCGGCAGGGAAACGGTCGGCAAGATTTACGCCTCGTGCGGTGTGCCGTTCTTCTAGCGTATTAGCAATAGTAACGCCCCAATCTTCCGCATCAACTTCGGTGATGTTATCAATCGCATTGTAATTGTCGTCTTCGGCTCGCACGCCATAAGTAGAGCCACCAATCCAGATAAGATTGTCACTGAGTGTGTATGTAGGGGTAGAGCTTTGAATAAACAGCAAGTCTCCAGCAGTAGCGGCCACTCCTTTCGAATCAACAAGCACGCTAGTTTCTAAACTGGCACTAACGACACTATGTGTCATTATATTGGCAGTTTGAGCCGTTTTACTTCTAACTTCTAAAATATCGCTAGTTGTAAGGCCTTTGGTTTGGTCAACATCGTAACCAGTCGAGCCGATAGGTTCATCGGAAGTCAAGCGTGCGTGGTCAAAAATTCCCAAGGCTTTAATGGCCACGGTACACATGATTTTGTTGTCCTGTTGGTTAATCTCCACTTGGTCTACATAAGCACCGAAAACACGGCGAACGTGTGTCTCGCCTGCTTTTTTAATATCCATGGTATAGCTTTTGAGTGTTGTTGCAGGCTCAAAAACGTGTTGATACACCTTACCGCTTGCAATAGTAGACGTGGTAGGAGCACCCAATACCATCTGTAGAAAATGCCCCACGGTATTTGGTTCCACGCAAAAAGTGATAGAACCCTCAACAGTGATTTTGTCATGGACGCTTCGTAATTTTGCGTCACGCTTACCACTGATTCCAGTAACAGGTTGTCGGCCATACTGAGCGACAACGTCTTCACTAATAAGTTCGGCGTAAACGGAAGGTTTGACTGGTGTCCCTGCGGTTGTCTCTTCTCCAATCGCTAGGTATCCAAGTCGTGAAAATGGATTTGCACTCATACGTTTTTAGGTTTCTTTGTTTTTGGTTCTTGTTTAGGTCGCATGGTAACAATTTCCGTGTTTCCACGCTTCTCTGTCTCTATTCTATCATGGCTAGGCTTTGACATACATTTTAGCGATTTGTTCGATTATTGAATCGTAGTGTCATCTCGGATATAAGCAACGTACCCTCTGGCTCTATATCGTAGTTTATAGTAATTTCGTCATTGAATAATGCCCAAGAATCAAGCGTAAAGTTGTCTCGTATAACTCCAAGAATAGTGGCGTTTTTTACTCCCCCGTCTGCATTCCTATCTTCGAACCATTCGTAATGTTGAACGGTACTATCGCTTTGAGTTTGATTACCCGTAACATTATTAAAATATTGTTTTATCTCATCAACGATTTTGATTTGCACACTAAAATTGTTGTTGTCTCGCACGGTTCCGCTTCCTTGGTTCGTGATACTGGTGGAAATTCCGCTAATAATAAGTGCGGGCAAGGACTTGTTAGGTATTTGCGTTAAACGTCCAGCACCCACGATGTACTTTTTGAACGTGGTCGTAAACTGTGCTTGTAGTAGTGTGTTTAATTCGTTGAGTAAATCCCTCATATTCCTTTAGTGAATATGTGTTTTAGAATCATGGGGGCAATTTTGCCTTTAAGTTTTAAGGGTAATCCGACAATTTTACGCATAGGCATTTTTTTTGTGCCTTCATTGTGATAATGAGCGTAACTGGTAGGGTTAGCAATAGTAACGGAATGGGGTTTGATGTTCGTAATTTTGTAGGCATTACGCAATTTTCCTGTACGCTCTAACATGGGTTTACCCCCAAAACCTAGACGTGCCTTTTGTGCGATTGTACTTGGGGCAAGAGAAGCCCAACGTACCCCAATTTTAGCACCGCTTGCGGGGTAATTAGAGACAAACTCGTTGATGGCAATATCTCCAACCTTTTCGAATACATCTCGTAAATCTTCTATGTTGTTGCCGTATTCCTTCATTTGTCGCTGGAATACACGGTCATCAATCGTTACCTTGGCCATATAATTAAAAAACCTGATTCATTCCGAACTTACTCGCCGTGCTAGAACTATCTTGTGCAACTTCTGTTGTATCACTAGCAACGGCATTTGGCTGTGTCCTAGACGCTAGTGCAAGCTCCAGTCCAGTAGTATCTGAGATGATTTTTAGTTTTCGTTTCTGTACCTGTTCCAAAAATCCCATTACTCGGTCAATTCGTGTCTCTGAATCCTTATCGGTTCCGTCTGTTTCAACTCCGTACTCATCGGACAAAACAAAAGCTGCAGCAAGTTCTGCACTAAAGTTCAGAATAAGGCTAGGGACTTCGGCAAGTGGCAAGGTATAAACATCGTAAATTTTGCCATTGATAATACTGTTCGCCATATCAAGCTTTGTCTCGATTGAAGCGGTCGAAATATCAAGGTTCCCAACAATGCCAGCGAATATCCTAACGTCCGATAAGGAGGCGTACATATCTCTATTTTTCTTTTATTATATGAAGGTTCGTGGAACGGTCGGACATTTCCATCAGTTCGCTTGCGTTCTTCATAGGTTTTTTCTTGATGCCGTAGTTCCACATCTCTGGCCATTCTTGCGGGGCATTCTTGATGTGCCTTTTGTTCTCCTCGTTCATTCGATACACCATATCGCCGTAAGGGAACCCCTTGACGTGTCCGATAGGTATTGAGGGGTCGCACCAGATACGAAATCCGTAGTCTTTGGCCTTCCTGCAAAGATTAAGGTCTTCAGAAAGGAAATCACTATAACTATACCACGGTTCTTTGATGGCTTCGAGTACAGAACGCTTAATAATAACAAAAGCAGAACCGCAAGCATCAATCTCGAACAGTCTATCTCGTGGCCAATCTCCGATAAACTTGTATTGTGGATTATTGCCAGTTGCCTTTTTGAAAATACACGGCTCAAAGTTTGGTACTTTTCTGTAACATACGGCCGTACAGATATCTACATTCTTGTCCTGAATGTTTTGTATCATCTTTGTAATTGCATCAGGGGGGAACGTCATGTCCGAATCAATAAACATAATCCAGTCGCCTTCCATTTGTTTGACGATATTGTTGCGTGCTTGCGTAACAGCACTGCCATAGTTCATAACCAGCTTAACGTTTGCTGGAATTTTTGCACTCAAAAAACTGTGGACTGTTTCACAAGGGAAATGGTCTCCGTGTGGTGTTCCAATGGTTCCAAGACATTTAGGCGGTAACGGTGGGGCGGTTAGCGTATCTTTAACTTTTTCAATTCCCCATTTTTCCTCAAGACGTTTTATGTATTTTTGTACGTCTTCCATGTACTTTTTGTTGCCTTCCGTTCCTTGCGTATAAAGTTCTTCCCCAAATATTGCAACAAAACTTCGTGAGCCGTAATGATGAATGAATACGTCTCTAGCAATAATAAGTTTGAATCCAGCTTCTCTGGCTCTGATTGAAATATCAATATCATCTGCACTCCCTGATTTGGCTTCAATATCCCAAAACGTTTCGTCCACCCAGCCAATTTTTCCAAGACACGAACCTTTAATCATCATGCAAAATCCGATGAGAAACTTAACCTCGTGGTGGTTACCATAAGGTTTAAAACGTTCGTTTAAGTCGGCCTGTTGAACACCCATCACGAAGTTAGAAGTCGGGCCAACGATTCCAACGTCCTCGCTATATTGTAGATGAGCATACATCTTTTCCAGCCAAGCAGGCGTTACCTCCAAATCGTTGTTCATCCACACTAAAGTCTGGCCTTCTGCGTAATTTATACCAACGTTAAGACTAGCAGGCCATCCGCTATTTTTTGTTGCGGTGATGATTTTTAGGTTGGCCTTTTCTTTCCAATTTTCGGAGAGTTCATCGAGCCATTCAGAGGTTCCGTCCGTACTCTCATTATCAACGATGATGAGTTCATAAAACTTACTAAACTGTCGAATGCTCTCGATACACTTTTTATTTAATTCGAGATTGTTCCACATAACCACCACAAGAGAAAACATTGGTTGCTCGTCTAAAACCCTCTTTTCTTTGTAAGTGTGCGAATAAAATTCTCGTTCTGGTAATCCCATACGGTCTTTTAGGTATTGCATACTAACTAATTACTTCAAAATTGAATGAATCTCGCCACTCAAAACCATTGATAAATAATGCATTATTTTTCTGATGCAAGCTCCGTCCAAATGCACTTTGTTCTAGAATGTTCACAAACATTTTGCCAAAAGCCCTATCCTCGAATGGTCGCTTTTTATAGAAACGCAAAACTTTCTCCCTGTCATCATAAAACACCAACCAACCGTGATATTCTTTTCCAAAAAGTACCTCGTTGAAATAGCTAGGAGTTTCGATGTAACCCCCTTTACTGATTCGCATCAATTCTTGGCAAGCCTTCGTTGGGTCTTCAACATGTTCCAGTATGTGGCGGGCGTAACTATAATCGAATTGCTTATCTGTGAATGGCAGTGCCTCAATACTGGCCTTGTGGAAATTGGGGAGGTCATCTCTAACAACGCCAGCGGCTCTGCTAATAGCCTCATCGGGGAATGCGTCCACATAAGCCGCACAACCCAAGACGGGGTCTGTACCACAACCAACATCGACAGCCTGTCCTTTCTTTTCGTCGTGTGTCATAAGATTTTTTTAAAAATAATGTTTATCTCGGGGTCAATGTTTTTAGGAACTTTTGGCTCGTGTGCAATTTGCATGTGTTCGCAAGCCATCTGTACCTGCTCTATAAGACGAGCTTTATCGAAGCCTGTTTTGTGAAATTCCCCCTCGTGCCATTGTCCTCCGTATATTGTTTTTAACCACCAAGTCCATTGCTTACCATCTTTGTTTTTAACAAACCGTTTACAGCACTCCACAAGGTCGGGTACACGGATATGTAATGTCCCCCCATCTTTCAATACACGCATCCAATCTTTCAAAAGCCCCTGTGTGTGTGAATACGGAAAATGTTCAAGTACATGGCTTGCGTAAATGTGACTAACGCTTGCATCCTCGAATGGAAGTTTTTTGTTTAGGTCGTGAATCAAATCACATTCCCCCGTCTGGTCGATGTTGATGTAATCGTCTAAGTATACCGACCCACATCCAAGGTTAAGCCTAACGGGTAACATAGCCGTCTTTAGTCAAACCTTGTTTGTGTGCCTCTCTCCGATTATCGAGCAAGCCCTTTGCGCCTCGCTCTTTGAATGTTTTATCGTAATAGTCGGGGTTCTCGATGTAGTCATCAAACACATTTTCTACTGCAACATCATCAAGAACATTACAAAATCCAAATTTTGTTTTAAGTACCGCTTTACCAAATTCATATGCTGGCCATTGTATTTGGCTCCAAGTCCCTTCTGGCCATCTTGCCTTTCTTCTGAACACCTCTGGACGTAAAAGAAACGTACCAGCCACATTCGGAAACTGACAGTTTACTTTTACGCCGTTTTGTTCCTGAATCAACAAAGCTTTTTCCCGATACATCGGTTCGATAAATTGCAGATTGTTAAGTATGCCAACTTGCCCAATTTGTGGAAACGCTTGCATAACCCTCTCGGCCGCCTCAAACCATCCGTCCTTATAAAGAATGTCATTATCACTAGCCATGAGGTAATCGGGTTCGTATTCGGTCATGATAGCGTCCCAAACATGATTGTAAGCATAGCCTGGATATTTGTTTTCTGGAGAAAAAACCGCCTCAACAAATTGCACATTCTTAGGCATTTTTCCTTGCGTCTGTCTCTCGCTCAATTCATTTAAGTATGCACTCGTTCCGTCAGATGAGGCATTATCCCAAAAATGCAAAAACAACCTCAAGTCTTTTGTGGTTGTTTTTATAAGTGAATCAACGGTCATCTTGGTGAGATGAACTCGATTATAAGTAACAATGACACAGTGTACAGTCTTCATAAGTCGGATTTTATGACGAGGTGTCTCTTTTTTGTAAAAGTTTACAAAGTTATGTGTAAATGTTTACAAAGTTGCGTATTCTGCCATCTTTAGAGCTTCTTCATCGCTCTTTCCTTTGGCGACGAAATCGAACCACACAGACGCCGGCTCAAACTCGTATCCTTCCAGCTTGTTAATATCTAGTGGCGAGGTCTTATCTAAAAGAATAGCGTCCCAAACTTCCCCTGATGTTTCAATGGCGGCCGAACGTGCAACGGCTGCTTTTTTCTTTGAGTCTAAAGCAGTTTGTAACTCAACTGATAAATCTTTGTATGTCATATTATTCTCCTATTTTTTTAATAGCGGAACGAAAGCTTGCGACCCCGAGGATACTAAGGAGGCCGAAAAGACCGTCTATATCATCCAAAGTCCAAATACTGAACACAATACCGAGCCAAAGAACGAAAGCGACTGCACAGAGGATATACGTTTTATATCCGTTGAAGAGTTCCAATAAAATCATATAAAGATTTTAGAAATTAGCTAAGGGAATTTTACCGCCATAGAAGGTATAGTTGCCCCTTTTGGCAGTTTGGAGATTATGGCAGCGTCTACATCTCGCCATAGCTTTTTGCCCCACAAAAACATGAGTGTGTCCATGTCGGGAATGTGGAATAACTGCTCGCCGTTCCAGACGTAAATCTCTGACTCTCCTACGGCTTTGACTAGTTCCCCTTTAGTCAGAGGCTTGAAAGCTGGCGGCTTGTCTGCAAAGTCGATAGATGGGTCTCTGTACTCCCATCGTAGCGTACGCCAGATTCTATTGCCATAGTGGAGGTGAACACCTGTAGAGCTTCCAGTCGTTCCCACCGTGCCGAGTTGTGTGCCAACGTCTACATGATTGCCTACAGCACAGTAGATTTTATCGAGGTGGCAATACTGCCGTCTCCAGCCATCATCGCCTTGCAGTTCCACGTGATTGCCCCAACCGCCATCGTAAGACGCTTTGACAATTTTACCCGAGACAGTGGCAACAACGGGCAAGTGTTTGCCTTTTGTGCCGAAGTCGATACCTGGGTGAATACCGCCAGGGAAATTCTTGTAGAACCTCTTGCCTGTAGGAGACAGAGCAAAAGAGGTCAATCCGTAACCTTGCGTTATGTACGACTCTCCTTTAATCGGTAACATATACTAGCTAGTTTTTTGTGGCTTGGATAAGAATATCGACCTTCGTCTCGATTCGTGCGAGCCTGTCGTTGATTGTCGAATTGTACAGTTCCACGGCTGTTATTTTTTTCTCTAGCATCTCAATAGACTTCGCTTGGGCTTTAGATGCGTTGAATAGGTTTGAAGCCCAAAAGATACCGCCAACCAACACCCCGATAAATGTCATAATGAAAGATATTGGTACAAGTGTCGCCAGAGACAAGATTGTTTTTGGTGCGGGCTGGCGGTCGTCCATACAACTAAACAGCTCCGATTATTTCGTCCAAGTGAGTTTTGGTCGTGATGTTTTGGTTGAGTGGCAAACCGTCCACATGCTCCACCGTGTAAGTATCATCTGTTAGCTTTAATGGCTTAAAAGCTTCCTTCGGTAGCACCGACCAAGAGCCAGCAACAAAAGTCTGGCTAAGCACAAAATCCTCTGGTGTTGCGTCGTAACCGTAAAAAGCTCGCCAATCATCGTTTGTGATGAACTCCTGATATTGGGCTTGTAGTGTTTCTAGACTAATCATATTTACTCTGGTTGGTCGACTGGAGTTATGTAGACTTTTTGTGGGGTTGAAACTGAACAGAGGTACTGCGAGTTTGCTGTGAGGTATTTCACATCAATTGGGTTGTTGGCGGCACTAGCGGGAGTTGGCACATTTTTTATCATCATTCCTTCGCTGGTGAAGAGACTCAGAGTCGTAGTGTCATCAAAACACACTACGAACCCACCGCCTGGAACAAAATCACAACCACGAGGTGTCGTCCCAAAAGCTCCTATATTGATGGTGGACACGAGATAAAGCTGGAAGTTTGTCCAGTCGATAGTGTAGATGTAGGCGAATCCTGTCGTGCTCACGAAAACCGCACTGTCTCCCATTATTCCCATGCCGTTAGTTGGACCAGATAACGCATTGGATACGGCAATAGTTACGCCATTCTTATCTACTTTGTAGAGTTTTTTGTCGGTGTTGTGTAGCAAGATGAGCGTGTCATCGGCTGCTGCATAAATCCCAGTCGGAACAAGCCCCGTTGTGATTGTACCAACTCGATTGCCTGCATAATCGAACACGCCGATAACGTTGGTGGTGGAATTTCTAACGTAGATGAGTCTAGAATCGTAACCCAAAGCCCCTACAGGAAACCCAGCGGTCAGTATCTCGATTGCGTATCCTGGTACTGGCATAAACTTCTAGGTTACAGGAGTGAAGCTGAGAGTAATATCAAAATATGCACCCGCTGTAGTTCCAGTGGCAACGGCTTTGAATTTTATCCACTTGTTGGTGAGGTTTTCAATCGGGTAGGATTCTTGAATTTGTGTAGCCGTTCCTCCGTCCTCGAACCAAAGAAGATTAACAGGGTCTTGTACAAGCTTCCTGTAGGTTCCCGCCTCTGTATCAGAACCCCACATGGTTATCTTGATGTCCGTTGGTGTACTGGTGGACTGAAGGTCTAGGTCAATACGACCTTTGTTGAAGCCTGTTATTTCTTGGGCTGTTGATGTGTAAGTAGTAGGATCGTCGTCTAGTCTGACGGCGTTCATGTGGACGACTGTTGTCCCATTCAATCCCATGAGACGCACGGGTTTGACTTGTTGCAACGAAAAAGTGCTCGGCATATCTATTTGTTATTTTTTTTTGAAACTCTTCTTTTTTTAGTTGGTTTAGTTGGTGTCATTTCGCCAACTTCAGGAACAACATCGTCAATAAACGTCCTCGGATTCTCCGACAATATAAGCTGTATACTTCCGCTATATTGTTCAGCGTCTGCTTGTGATAATGCGATTCTTGATTCTTGCGGGTAAGAAATACCTGTTTTAGTAAAGCCTTTTGTGACTAGGTAGATTTTTTTTTGTTCCATATTGGTTTGGATAGACGCATAATGTTCTATTATCACCCCCCAAACATATTGGGGGGTTTGAACAAAACACTATACTGGCGGTTCCTGGGTATCGTCAGTAACCATATCGACAATATACGTCTTTGTAGCCGCAATAGCCGTATTAAATAAACAGGTATTGCTCTCAATATTGCTTGGGTTAGCCGTAACGGTCGGTGCAGTTCCTTCTCGTGTAGCGGAAAGGGTGTCGTAAATAACACCAGTCCCAACGGCGGCATTCCCTCCGATTGAGTTGTACTTCTGCAATTTATGCAAACCGAGTTTGCTTCCATGTCCTACTGAAGCAGTAGCTGCTAGGCCATCCTGAGCAGGCCAAACCACCTGAGAAACGGTTTTGAAGGCTTTCGAGCCAACACTGGCGGTTGCTTGGTTTGCGATAACAGCAATGTTTTCGGATATAGACGCATCACGAGCGTTAGTTCCCGAGACGCTAATTGTACCAGCTGCAACATCGGCGGTTGTTCCACCAAAATCAACCTCCACATTACGAGGGAAATCTAATGTAGAGGATACGCTCAAGGTCGTAGACGTTGTTTTGTTTAGTAGAAGGTTTGTTTCGATT